TTTCAATCATCAATCAATGATGACGGAGGTCTCTATGGCACGTATTACTAACCATCTGGCACTTCACACGATGACCGGTTTGTTGTGTTCCGACACGTTCATTAAATGGCGTGCCGGATCATCAGTACAACTCGGTCCGTTCGTAGGAGATTATAAATCAATCTCTACGGACACTAATACCGGGAATTTTATTCCTGGCAATTTTCGTGTAAATGCGGTGGTCATTAAGACGGGTCATGGTGAGATCACTCCAGGCCGCATCTATGCCCTCAAGAAATGGGGCGCCTACTACTATGGTATAGACCTTAACGGTGGATATGTTCTACTACCCTATGATGGGTCGTGGGGCGTACCTAATGTTATGCTATACGGTAGTTGGGATGCGAGTTTGGCACAGCTTGCCCTGGTTCGCGCTCGCGCGAACATGAATAAAGCTGCTGTCGAAACTGGTGTGATACTTGGTGAGCTCATGGAAACTTTAGAGCTTATCAGGCATCCTCTGCGGAGCCTCGCGAAGGGCCTAGGCCGTGTGGCACGCGCTAAAGGCGCATACCGCACTGCTAAAGCTGTTGTGGACACTGGTGCAAATGAATGGTTGAAGACCCAATATGGGATTTTGCCTCTCATAAAGGATATTCAATCAATCATGCACCTTTACCACAGCAAGATGATCCAACACGGTCATCAGCTTCGTCGGCAAACGGCTAGAGAACACCGTTTCACGGATTGTGCTATGACATATAATCGTATATGTCAAGTTAATGGTGCAAACTTTGGAGCGATGCCTCTAACCACTAGGCTGCAGGCTTTCGTACGCAAAGATGTTTCTTTGCATGCGACTGTCTACTACCAGCACCTCCTTAATATGGAGGCGTACACACTATCTAAGTCATGGGGTTTATCGCCCGATGATGGCTTAGTTACATTGTGGCAGCTGGTACCGTACTCATTTGTTGTTGATTGGTTCGTTGACGTAGGCAACTGGCTTCGGGCAATCTCGCCCAATCATTCACTGTCAATCTATGGGAATAGTATAAGTATGAAAACGACTTATGACTGCTCTATCGTTAGCGTCGGGCAACCGATGTATAACGGAGATTGGCCTGCGACTGAATTGAAGGCTGCCAAATTTACTTGGCACTCTGAGACGCTAGAACGCCGAGTTAACAACACCCTGCCGGTATTACCGGTATGGACTGGTCAATGGATTAATTTCCAGAAGACCGTTAACTCACTAGCTATGCTTTGGCAAAAAGCAGCTAGACTCCTCTAAAGGAGAACTACGATGGGCGCACAAGCCGGTATTGTCAAAGACGGAGCATCCGCCATGACACCCACGGGAGGGTCTGATATGACCTTCACCCCTGATGGCCAGACTGTTGCAGGTGGCATTCATTTGTCAAATGCAGCTCAAGCGGATTTTCGTATCCGTGAGAATCTGACCCTCAAAACCAAAGTCCCAACGCTTAACCCCTCTACTGGAGTTTACTCCAAGGGTAAGCAATCCTGTACTTATGTTGAGCCTAAGATTCTGGCTGATGGAAGTACCGTTTTTAATCTGATACGAATCGAGGTAGAAGTTCACCCCGAATCAACTGCCGCTGAAGCACTGAATCTCCGTATGATGGGAGCTCAGTTTCTAAGCGACACAGATTATAACGCCTTCTGGTCAACTGGTTCATTGGCTTAACACTCACCTCTACCATTGGAGATTTCCATGGAAAAGAAGAGAAGTACCGACATGATCATGAGGAAAATCTGGTTATGTATGTCAAGGGATTTCGACGCCTGTTTAGGAGTCAATGCCTTTTCTAAATTAAGGGATGTTTTCCTTGAGAAGGGCATTGTAGGCTTGCGCGCTGTGGATTTCCCAATTTGGGATAACTCTGATGCTTATTTCCTTAAGTGTCAGCTGCAACTCGCAAACTTCCACAAGAGGTACAGGTATGAGAATGATGTGTTTTCAGATAATGAGTTATTACGCCTGTCCAAGGAAAAATTCTTGGCTACGCAATTACGCATTTCTGAACCCTTGGATCACTCTGAGATTACATTCAGGGTTTTACAAAGGGCCAGATCCCTTGCTAAAGGGATTCTCGGTGACTATTCCGAGAGCGAACACATGGACCTCTGCCGGTTCGGCAAAAGGGCTTGCGCAGGGCATCCTTATAATAGATCTTATCTTGATCTTAAATTATCAGGACCCCTGTCAGGTTCACCGGAACATATTGCATGGTTTGAGAGATACCTGCCCACAGACCCAATTTTGTCTGCGGTTGTGCGGGAAAGGCACAAGAGTGCCCTGCCGTACAAGATATGTGACTCCCTTGCACTGTCTTTCGTTCCGAAGAGTTGGAAGAGTTATAGGTCTATTAAGCCAAATACTTTACTGGGTAGTTTTTATACTCAGGGCTTAGGCCGGCTCATACAAGAGCGACTCCTCCACTGCGGGCTTGATATCAGGACCTTACAAGACAAACATAAGGCCCTGGCACAAGCTAACTCTCGATCGCGTAGACTAGCTACGGCTGATTTATCAGCTGCTAGTGATTCTATTACGTCCGAGATGTTACGGAAAGTACTACCTTTACCCTGGTACCGTGCAGTAATGTACGGTCGTACCTCGCACTTTGACATGGATGGCAAACGCTATCCTCTCTTTAGTGTGGCTACGATGGGTGATGGTCATACCTTCCCGCTGCAAACTCTGGTCTTCTATTGCCTCTTGAAGGCAATAGGAGACTTGTTATCACGTCGTACGTTTGTCTCCGTGTATGGGGATGATTTAATCTACCCCGCATGGCTCCATAAATATGTAGTGTCCATCTTTCCTAAGATGCACCTACAACTTAATTTGGAGAAAACATTCGTGTCGTCGTGGTACCGGGAGAGCTGCGGAGGTGATTACTTCCGCGGAATTGATGTTCGTCCCTTCAGTCTTGAGGGAGATCATCAAGTGTTGACACCAAACTTGTATTCGGTGTTTCTCTACAAGGTACTCAATGGTTTGCTGCGTAGGTGGGATCGGGCTGAATTGCCCGAAACTGTGGAATTACTACTTACAGAGATACTTCTTGTAGGTGGTGAGATTCTCCAGGTTCCCCCATCCTTCCCAGATGGATCTGGGTTTAAAGTTGATTCGCCCGTACGGTTCCCTACGTACGCGCCTGTCAGCTACACTCCACGGTCAGGTACTATGCAATTTAAATACTTGCATGTATTTCCTGACCTCCGGTGTGTAAAGACCCAATATCCGTATTACTGGGATACGCTAAGAACCAAAAGTACCCGGGATCTGCCATCGCCATATGACGGTGCAGATCTAGAGGCACTGTGCTGGAGGAGAGCCACCCAGGCTCCTCTCTATGTACAAGTGGTCGGCGGTAGACGCGTTAAGCGTCTTATTGCCTGCACGCCGTGTAAAGCCACGGTCAACATAAAGAGACAGAGGGGTT